GGCGATGATCTGGGCCTTTCGGGCTTCCCGTTCGGCCAGGGCCTCGGCGGTGTCGGTCTTCTTGCGGCGCGGGGTGCGGGTCATCGAAGCAAATCCCTCAGAAACCGATAAACGTGCGGGAAGCCGCCTTCCTTGATCCACTCGCAAAAGGCGTCGAACGCCACGCGGGCCAGCCGTTCGGCGTCCAGATCCAGGCGGGCATCGAACGGCCTTGCGGTCACGCCCTGACGCTGGCGAATGATCTCAGCGTCCAGGGCTTCGGAGAGGCGGAAGATGATGGCGGGGACGGGGGCGGTCATGCGGCCACCATCGCCCAAAGCTGGACGTTCAGCAGGACCAAGACGCAGATGGTGGCGCAATCTCGGAGCCTACGGAGTGGCGCTAGACGGCGTTCGCGGTCCTCGCGGTCTTTCATGGCTTTGACTATGTCGAAACTCATGCGGCCACCTGTTCGGGTTGAACGTCAAACAGCCAAGCGACCTCCGAAGCAGGCCAGCCCGCACGGCGGAACCATGCGATGAACCGGGCCTTGGCCTCGCTCATGGGGCGGACGCGCTGGACGCGGGCGGAACGCTTAGGGCCGGGCACGCGGGTCCGAGGTGACGACAGCTTCAAGAGCGCCGCCTTGCGGATCACGGCGCGCTCTGTGCAGCCGTTGCCAATCTTTTCGGCGATGACGGCACAAGTCACGGTCGGGTCAGGATACAGCCGACGCAGCGTGTGCACCGCCTCATCCGTCCAGTTGAACCCGTTGCTCACCGTGCGCGGGCGCTTCATGCCGTGAATGCGGACGGCGGATGAAATGGTCACTTCGTTGCAGCCGTCGCCGAAGTATCTAGCGATCTCCACCGGCCCGCGCTTTTCGTCCAGGTACAGGCGGCGGAGCGTTTCGAGGCGTTCATGGGTCCAGTTGAAGCGGGTCATGCGTCCTCCCCGATAATTTGCAGAAACTCAGTCGCTCGGCGCCCGAGCGCGCGGCGATGGTCGAGAATGTCCTGCGCCTTGGCCTTCAGTTGGCCCGGCGTCGGAAAAAACCGCTCCGAGCTATTGCGCCACTGGCGACACGCCTCGCCGATGATGTCGGCGGGCCAGCCCTCCAGGTCCTCCACCCAGTTGCGAACGACAACGCGGCTTTCCGGCTGGGTACGGGTGATCGCCGGGTAGTGCAGGGCCAGCGATTCAATCTCCAACGCGATGACCTTCGGGTCAGCCGGAATGAGCGAGGCGCAAATGGCGTGTGCCGTTTCCGTCAGATCCCGGCGAACCTCCGCCATCAGGCTCAGGTTGTAGGCCGTCGCGCTCCGCAAGCACTTCAGCCCATGCGTTCCGGCGAGATTCGGTATCGGCTCGTCTGGCGTCGGTCGGGCGTTGGCGTTGATGGTCAGAGCGTTCATCGGGTTGATCTTCCCAGCGGTCCTGGTTGAGCCACGTTGAGGGGTTGGGGATGTAGCCTTCAAGCCAGCGGCGGCCCTGCAATGCCCGCTCGATAGCGGCCAGCATCACGCCGGGCGGGTCGGGGCTATCAATGCGCTTGACGGCCTTGGCGTACGCCTTCTCAGCGTCGCGCTTGCCGACCTTCGAGGGGTAGGCCGACCAGAACCGCTCAAATCCGTCATTGCGTGCAGCGCGCACTAGCGCGCGTTCTACTGATGGTTCTATCTGATGGTTCTCTGACGGTTCTAACGTAGTGAGCCCGGACATGGTGTCCGGTGAGATCGGGCTCAAATGTCCGTTGAGATCGTCCCCAAATGTCCGGTGAGGTTCAGCACTAGCGGACACTGTGTCCGGTGAGATTGTGAGCGTGATAACGTCGCTCGCGCGGTAGCCATCAGGGCGCCGCCGCTCCTGTTTGGTCATCAGCCCGGCGGCCATCAGCGAAACGAACACGCGGCGGATTTGGCGGTCCGTAAGGCCGGTGTCGCGCGCTAGGCGGGCCTGAGACGGCCAACAACGGCCCTCCGCGTCGGCGTAGTTCGCCAGGGCCAGCAAGACCAGCTTTTCAGACGGCGTGACACCCTGAACCGCAAACGCGGCGCTGATAGCCTGAACGCTCATGCCGCCACCTTCTCAGCCGCCATGAACGCCTCGTGGCGGCGTATCGCGTTGATGACCGTCGTGTGGTCGCGGCCAAAGGCTCGCCCGATCTGCGGGAGGCTGTAAAGGCGCGTTCCGTCCGGTCTGCGGACCTGATGCGCGAGCCACATTGCTTCGAAGCGCGCTCGGCACAGGCTGGCATAGCGAGCCGGGCTTTTCAGCTCGTTGACGGAGTAGCCGTGGCGCTCTGCCGTCTCGCGGATGATCTGGTCAATGACGCGCCCGCGCATAGGCGTAGGCTCCGCGCGGGATGAAACCCAACCTGTGCCGAAGGTGTAGGAGTAAGTCATGCCGCCCACTCCCGCCGGTAAACGGTGCGAGGCTCGCCCTTGATCCACACCAGGACCGGGAACCCGCCTTGCGCGATGCAGGCGGCGACGTACTCGGCGTCACGATCAGTAAGCGGGGCCTCGTAGGCGTGGGGCGTGCCTTGCCGGTCATGCTGGCCTTTGGAGATGGCCGCGCCCTTGGCGGCTTCCGACCGCCTCACGCCAAGCTGTGCGGCGCGATGGCGGATGCTATCCTTGCTGACGTTCCACGACTTCGCCCAGGTTGCGAGAAGATCCGCTGGCGCGTCGGCGTAATGCTTGCGGATGATTTCGCTGTAGTGGGCGGATTTGAGAATGTGCAAGCTCATCGGGTCGCCTCCCCGCGCTTGGCAAACGGACGGCCCTGGAGCTTGCGGGGCGAGGCCGGGAACACGCCTAAATGTTTGGCCCGGATGCGCGCAACCTTGGCCTTCTCGCGCACGTCGTCGGCGGTCTTCTCGCGGTGTTTGTCGCGGAGTGCCGGGAACAGGTTGTGTTCAGCGTGAGCCCCGCCATTGCAGAGGGCTACGCGGTGATCCAGGTCCCATTCATCACCGGGGCGGATGATCCGGCCCGACAGGTGACAACGGCCCTTTTCACGCAGGAAGATGCGAGCGCGGACCCGAGGGGGAACCTTAGCGTCTGGCGTTGAGCCTTGCCACTCGTCAACGGTACGGCCCGTCATGCAGCGACCTCCAAACCCAACGTAAGCTGGCGTTCGCTAACGCCCCATTCAGCTTTGCGGCGCTTCATAAGGTCAAGGTATTTCTTGTAGCCCTCCGACTTGTGCTGCGAAAAGCCCATCCCCTTTCCCCAATAGTCATTGCGGAGAAGGGATTTGCAAACACGTCGCCATGACGGCGCCCGCCTAGCGGCCTCCATCTCATAAGCCGCCTCGTCAGGGATGCCATCTGGATAGCCCCTTGCCATCCACCATTTCTGAAACAGAACAATCTTGTTCTGGTAATGCTCTTGCGTCTTTGGCGGCATGGAATTGACCAGCAACTCAGCAAACGTCTGCCATGTGTGCCCGGCAGGCTTTGTTATTCCGCGATAACCATTGATGTTGCCCCACTCCTGGACATAGAGCGCGCCACCGTTCGCACCGTTGACCCTGGCAACAACACGCGCCCATGTCTCAGGCTCGACCAAGTGAAACAGCCATAGGCCGCGCCGCTGATCGTCACCGTAGGGCTGGCAAATGCGCATGTGACCCATCGGGACACCCGCCTTGTGCATTAGCTCGTAGAGGCGGTTATAGGGCTTGTCGGGATTGGCGGCGTGGTAAGTCCATAGGTCCGCGCTTTTCCAGTCGTAGATCGGATAGGAATTGTAGACGTGTTCCGTGACCTTCGACGTGTCGCGGCGGCCCTTCCACGTTTCCTTGCGGGACTGAGCGATGGTCCGAAAACGGTTCAGGCTTTCGTCGCAGCGGATGCCGACAAAACAAGCGGTGCGCTCACCCTGCGAATACCATTCGCCGAATAGCGGAACAAACTCCTCAAACTCCATTCCGTCATGAAAAAACGGGTAATGCTTCGGGTCACTTATCGCCCATGCGGGCAGGTCTCTAATCCACCCCTCCCTGGCCTCTGGGTCCCAGCACTTCCAGAACGGCTCATAGACTGAGACGGCGTTGCGAAGATGGATCGGAAGGCACACCCAGTGCAGGTCGATCAAGTCCGCATACATATCAATGCAGACCTTGGCGTGATCCATTGTCAGCTTGTATTGACCTTCAAGATCGACCAGCAGCAGGCCGAACCGGCGCCTGCGACGGCGAGCCTCATCGGCGACAAGATGAAGCATGACCGTGCTGTCTTTGCCCGCCGAAAACGACAGATAGACGCGCGGAAACTCGTCAAAGGTCCAAGCGACGCGCTGGCGCGCTGCCTCTAAAACGTTGATGCCAATTGGGTTCTTAAGCGCCATGTTGCACCCGTGAAAACAGGTCTGGCGTGCGGGCCTCATCCCATTGTTTGAGAACGTCAGCCGCGACCCTGTTAGCCTCGTCTTGCTCATCGCGGCTTAGGGTATGCCATCCCAAGCGGGTGCATTCTTCTGGCGACGAAGCGCCAATGCAGCAGCCAGCGTGTCCGAGCCATGCAATGCGGTTGACGTTTTCCGCAGTCAGATTGTGCTCGCAGGACAGTGGCCACTGTTCGAGCGCGGCCATCATGGCCGAATGAAACGCTTGCGGATCACGCATGAGATTGGCCGCCGCCTCAATGAAGGCTTTGCGCCTCTCGCCGCGAACAATTCGCCACATCCCTTCCTGAAACTCTTCCAATCGCTCGTAATGGTGAAACACGCGGCTCATGCGAGCGTCTCCAGTTCGGCGCGAATGTCCTCATCGATCAGGTTGTCGTCTTCATTGATGGAATCCGGCTCCCACGCTTCGCTAAACTCGCGGTCGGCAAACATTTCGGCCAAGCCCGATATTTGCGTCAGGCGCAAAACCTCATCAGGGTCCATGCCTAGGTTCTTGCCGATCTTTTCATCCGACCAATTGCGGCGTTTCAGTTCGAGCACGATGTCGCTCATCGCCTCGACCTTGTGCTTGCCGCGCGCCCGGTTGTGGCGAATGGTGGCGGCCATGCGGTCGCTGCGGTCGGACTGCTCTACCCGAATGCAAACAACGGGCAGGTAGCCTTGCACGCGCTCCCGAACGTCTTTGCACTCTTTGCCGACGCGGGTGCGGTGAAAGCCGTCAACGACAATGGTTTGATGATCGTCAGTGTGAGCAACAATCGGCTGGGTGTAGCCGTCTGCCATGATCGACAGGCGTAACAACTCCATTTCAGGAGGGGCGACGCTGTTCGGGTTGTAGTCGTTGGCCTCAACGGTTTCGGCCAACTTCCACAGAACGCAATCGACCGGCTCGCTGCGGAACGGGGAGGCCTCGTGGAGCGCCTGGCGAATGTTGTTCAGCGCCTCTACCCGCTCAGGCAGGGCCATAAGCGAAAGTTCGCCAACCAACGCTTGAAGGTGATCAGCGAGGCTCATGCGCCCACCATCAGCTTACGTTTGCCGGCCTCGACCAGGGCCTTCCCAGCCGCTCTCTGGCCTCTGGTATCCCTGCGACCGATGGCGGAAAGATAGGCGACCTGTGCGTCAAGGAAGTCAGCGCGGGCGGTCTGTTTGGGGGTTAGGAAGCGGATCAAGGCGCGGATCATGCGGCCATCCTCCTAAGTGCGGCAATTACGTCCTTGGGTTTCGAGCCTTCGAGCCATGCGATCAGCGTGTTCAATTCGCCAAGGTCGCAGCGGGCCATCAGCCATTCGGCGAATTGCTCCGCCTCGGTAAGCGCGATCACGCGGTCAGTGTCGCGGTTGGCGGTTTCCGCCTCTTTCCGCATCCGCTCAGCCTCTTGGCGGCGAAGGGTAATTTCGGCGAGCTTGGCGCGCTGGTCGGCCTGGGGGACGCTGGCGAGGGCGTCGAGGACGACACCCTTATCCATGTCCGTCCCCGCCACTTCGGCCAGCACATCGGGGGCGATGTTCTTGCCCCGGCGAAGGTCGCGCTGGACGGTGCGCTTATCGACGCCGAGGTCGGCGGCGGCGCGGTCGGCGTAAGAACCAAGCGACGATTTGTCGTTTGATCTGCGGTCGCCACCTTGCCCGGACTTCGAAACCTCGCCCATCCGAACAAGGATGGCCTCCCGCCTGACGTGGTGATCGGCGCGTTGAGCGTCGGTCAGTTCGGCGCGGGCGAAGTTCTCATCAATCTCCCATAGCGCGGCGTCGTCGTCGCTACCGTCCATGATAAAGGCTGCGATCTCGCCCGCGCCGGTCGCCTTAGTCGCCTCGAAACGGTGACGCCCGGCCACAATCTCATAACCGGGCGCTGGCCTACCGCCGTCCAGCGCGACGCAGCGCCTTACGGTGATCGGAGTGCGAAGGCCAATCGCAGAAATGCTGTCGGCGAGCGCGGCAATGCGCGCCGCAACAACAGGGCGACCGTTTTGCGAGGGTTTGATTTCCGTTATTGGAATAGTTGCCCAATTCATCACTTGGGCCTCTTCACGCCAGCGATACGCACTTCCGTGCTAAGAACCTTGATGAATGTCAGTTGGCGGCCTTCGTAAAACGCATTCCAGGCCGTCGCCGCGACCCTTGCCCCGCCCAAATGCCCGCCGCGCATGTCGCGACCGCGCAAAGATTTGACGAGCGTGTGGCGCGGGTCGCCACGGCGGAGACCGTCGTCCATAGCGACACCCTCCCAAAACTCTTTCGCCTTCGCGGGCTGATCGCGGTAGGTCAGAAGCGCCACGGCGACGAGAGACGGAAGCTGCATCCCGAGCTTGATCGCGGTGTCGGCGTAGGAAACGGCCTCTGCATAGGCGACCACCTCGGCGCTCATGCCGTAGGCGTAATCGGCCCTCGCCTCGTCGGTCGGAAGATTGCTCGTCGCAGTCGAAAGCTTTGTGGGAAAATCGTCCGCAATAATCGCGGAAGCCTTCCACACAGCGAGCGCCATTTTCTTTTCAATGCCCAGCCCGTGCGCCAGGTCGATGCCCGCCAGAACTTCGGCGTCGCTGCGGCGGCGACCAAAGCGGTCGAACCGGATGTAATTGGCGTGGACCTCGTCAAGATCGGCGACCGCGATGATCTGAATATCAAAGACGCGCTCAACGCCAGCCAGCCACACGCCGGAAAGCCGATGTTGTCCGTCAATCAGGTACAAATGGCCCTGACACCGCGCGAACCAGATTTGAAGGCCTTCGATAAAGGCGTCGCTCTTCACCATCGTAATCGCACGCCGGAGGGCATCCGTCCTGACCTTGCGTTGTCGGTCGTAGTTGGCATCGTCCAAAATGCGCTTGGCCAGATCGGGGCCGATGCTCATGCGGCCCGGCTTGATGATGCTCTGCAACGATGCTTCGTCGCGTGGTTGGTCCTTGGAAAACAGTTTCAAAGCAGTCATAATGCGTTGTCCTTTGATTATGCCCTTCGGGGCGGGTGCCCGCCGGTCGCACGGCGGGTTTTCTTTTGAGCGTCAGCGCCGGGCCTCTCCGAGAGAGTTCCAAAGGGCGAGGTCCAGTTCTTCGGGCGTCATGCTCAGGATCGTAGCGACGTCCCGCAGCGACAGACCGGCGGCGAGGTACTCGCGGGCGGGGAGCACGTTGCGGTATTGGACGCCCTGCCAGACGCGGCCCAAAAGACCCCCCGCCGCGCTCGACTGCGGCGAGGGGGAGTTGAGGGAGCCTCCGCTTGGGAGATGGGCGGGCCGACGCATTACGCGCCTTCCAATTGCGTGAGGACGGCTTCCAGCTTGGCCAGCGATTCCGGCTTGGGCGTCTTGCCGCCTTGCCAGTCGCTCCAGGTAGCGGCGCGCATCCCGGCTTGTTTCATCAGGTTCGTTGGCCGAACACCAACGGCAATCGCGCGCTGATGCAGGGCAATAAGGACGGGGTTGGGCTTGGTCATGGCCAGACGTTGCCACGGCAAAAAGTTTCGCGCAAGCCCATCTTTTACGTTGACGGGT